CGGTACGATCCACGGCTCTGCGCGAAGGGTAATGCGGTTGACGTGTACGCCGGTCTCTCCGGCGTCCATGTAGGTGCCAGGGCGCTTGGCGATGGTACGGGTTTGGAATGTCATGCTGCGAAGCCTCTGCGCTTTAGGGTTTCATGGGTGACAAGGCCGGATGAAATAAGCCTTGCCGTCAGGCTTGGGGTTATTGCCGTCTGAGGAACAAAGGCGGCGGGGTCATTCAACTTTGCCGCCCAAAAATCCACCGCGCCGCTGTCGTTCACCGGGGAAAGATGTTGCGGGCCGAGTTCATCTTCCCATCCCGCTTGATTGAGCCAAGTCGTGGGGTCACGGGCAAAACCCGCCTTTACGCGGCTGTCCCCGGCGTATCGGCGCGCAGCGGCAATGATGCTTTGCTCTGGAACGCCAGCCTTGACGGCGGCGCGATACTTGGCCTCGGCAGGCTTTCGCCCGCGCCTGCCGTCCCTGTGCGGATAGACCGCCCAAAACTCTGCGAAACGCGCAATATCTTCTTTGTGTATTGCATCAGGGATTGCATCAGGGATTCTAGTTTGTCCCGCTGCTGTCCCGCTGCTGTCCCGCTTTTCGTTTTCCTCTGTCCCGCTTGACGTTTCGCCGCCCTGATAATCGTTGTATTTGCAAACGGTTATGACGTTAAGACCTGTCCCGCAGTCTGTCCCGATCATGTCCCGCTTTTCTAACCGCTTCAAAAAGCGGTCAACGGTCGATTTCTCCCACTGCCACGCTTCGGCCAAAAAACGGATCGAGGCTGCGAGTTGCCCGCGCCTCAACTCCACCGTGATGTTCCCCACGCGCTTTGTTCTGTCCTTCCATGACGCTTCCATGACCAGCCACATGAAGGCTTCGCGCTCGGTGTACGGCTGCGTCTTGAACGCATCATCCTGGAACAGGCTGCGGGCGATGTTGACTGTTCCGCTCATTCTTCGCCGCGCCTCATCTTTTCGCGCGCAATCGCGGTGCCGATGGTCGTATGGTCCCGCCCGCCAATGCAGCGGCCAATGCGCTCCATTGAATAGCCATCCCGGTGCGCGATATAGCAGACCAAATCACGGGCCATTACAACGGACGCCACACGGCTTGCGCTTAAAATGCGGTCAATGGAAACGCCGCTTGTCGTAGAGACAGCACTGACGATTTTACGGATACCAGCGTCGGGAAAGCGGATTGCCTCTGCGGCGGCAATATCGGCGGGGGTCATTATCATGCCGCACCTACCAGCTTAATTGCATCATCGACCGACCGGACGATATGCACCGGCCATGCCGCGTGAAACACTTCCTGATCCGGTGTCAGCTTGCCCTTCGGCCCCTTTACTTCGACCAGCCATAGCCTGCCACGGCGGGCAACGAGGATGTCCGGCACGCCCTTGCCGAGGGTGTGCATGTGCATGACGCAGCAGCCCACCTTGCGAAGAGCCGAGACGATTTCAGGCTGGTTGATGTCGGCCTTAGCAGCCCTCATTCTGCCGCCATAGCAAACAGATCACCGACAGACGCGGCGGCTTCGGATAGGTTCTTTCCGGCCTGCGCGGCGTATTCAGGTTTCAACTCAAACCCGAGATAACGCCGGAATTGCTTGATCGCCTGATAGCCGGTCGATCCGATGCCATTGAACGGGTCCATAACCACATCGCCGGGTTTGCTGTATAGACGCAGGCAACGGTCGATCACGTCGAGTTGCAGCGGGCATACATGCCGCTCGTCACCGACGCCTTTGATCCGGTTAAGGACGTTGCCCTGCTGAATATCCATCCAGACAGGCGATGCCAGCCGCTGCCACTCGTATACGTCAAATTCGGCAAACGGAATAAGCGCCTCAATCTGCGCATCTGTAGGGGTATCCGACGCAAGGCCAAGGCGGTGCATTTCCCGCAACCATCCGCGTGCAATCTTAACCGCCTCTTTCGTGTCACTTGGGGCGCAATGCTCTACACGATCCGGGTTATCGCCGGGGGCGCGGAAGAACAGCATATAGTCTGGCATCCCGACGCGGTTCATGGTGCTGTCTTTGCGGATTTGCTTGTAGAGCAAGCCCAGCGCCTTGGTGCGCTGCATTTCAACTACGGGGTCTTTCCAGATGGTTGCGCGCCCGTGATAGATCAGCCCTGCAGCTTGATGTGCTTCCACCAGCGCGCCGGAAAAATCCTGCAATCCGATAAACCCATGCTTGCCCTTGCGGGTCGGCAGGTCTGTGCAATGGACACAAACCATCCGCCCCGGCTTCATGACTCGGGTCAGGGCTTCGGCGAAAAACCGATACTGCGCCATGAAGGCGTTACCCTCGCCCGCGTTGCCAAGATCACGTTCACTGTCCGAATAGACAAACAGATCGCCGAACGGCGGAGAAAAGATCGTGCAATCCACCGACGCCTCGGGCATGGCGTGCATCCCCTCAATGCAATCGGAATTGTGCAGCGCCCATCCGGGGCCGGAATACTCAGGCTGTTTCACATTGCGCTCCTGATCCATTCGGGGAAGGCCAGATCAAGCGGGCGGTCGTAAACCACCCGGCGAACGCCTTCCGATTGCGCAGACCGCATAGCGTTAGCCATGCGCCGCTTCATTTCGTCGTGCTTGTCTGATTTCGTGTTGATGACGTTCCAAATGGACGCCTCAGTGTCGGCAATCACAATGTCATTGCGGACTGTCTCGGATTGCCCGAAACGATGCGACCGGCGCACAGCCTGGTAGTGCTGCTCGTATGAAAAGCTGATCGACGCAAAGACCGCATGGGCGCAGTGCTGCCAGTTGACCCCAAAGCCTGCGAGTTTCGGCTTGGTGACAATCACGCGGTATTGCCCGTCTGCAAACCCAAGCAACCGCCGCTCTTTCTCGTCGGGGTCCAGATCGCCGCGCACTTCAACCGCGCCGTCGATCATCTTTGCAAGCATCGCGCTTTCGTCGTTCGTCTCGCACCAGACAGTTACGGGCTTGTCGTGATTTGCCAGATCGGCGGCAAGCTGGCACCGCTGCTTTAACGTCAACCGCTTTTCCTCGTGAAACGAGGTTGCGGACATTTCGGGGATACGGAACAGCATCCCATCGCCGATGTTATCCATCCGGTCGGCTGCAACCTCATGCACGCGCCGGTCGATCTGCGGCAGGACGTATCCGGTATCATCCCCGCCAAGGTCAGACGGTAGAGTTGCGCAGCGCGCCCATGATGCGACAAATGCCCAAAAGTCTTCTGCGGCATGTCCCTTGAGACGCCATTCCTGCGAAGCCGTGGCGGTGTCATTGATAAACCACTTGGATAGCATTTCCTGCTGGCGCATGACGCCAAGAAACTCTGCATGGTTCCCGAGTTCGGTATGGTCATTCGGAGACGGCGTTGCGGTTGCCGCCAGCTTGTATGGCGTGACTTCAAACGCCTCTTGGATCAGCGCGCGGGTGCGGCCTGCGTAGCTTTTCAGGATGCTGCTTTCGTCCAAGATGACGGCACCGAACGCCGCAGGATCAAGTCGCTGCAACCGCTCGTAGTTGGCAACCATAACGCCCGCGCCAACTTCGGCTTGATCCCTGATCTGGCGGGCATCAATGCCGAATTTTTGCCCTTCGCGGACCATCTGCCCCGCTACCGCAAGAGGCGTAAGGATCAGGGACGGCTTTCCGGTTTCCTCTGCACACTGGCGGGCAAATTCCAATTCGATGAAACTCTTGCCCAGGCCAGTATCCAAAAATGCCGCAGACCGCCCGCGCTCCAAGGCGAAACGCAACACCGCGTCTTGGTGCGCTTTTGCGGCATTGTTGATCGGGCGCGGCGCAAAGCCTGCCAGCTTTTGCACCGGGGCGCGGGATGCGATGAACTGCCGGTATTCTGCCAGTGATGATTTCATTTCATCCCCCGTGCCAGCGCCCGATGCACGGCCTCATATCGTGCCGCATCATCCGGCCTGATCGGATCGTTTTTGGACATCACGGCTTTTCCTTGATGACGTGGAACGCGAAGCGGCGCATGTCGTCTAGGTGCGCTTTCATGTAACGCTCATCCTGCGCCCGACTTGGCCGGAGTCCCGCGTCCCAAGCCGCATCCATCATCGCCTGCAGAAAGGCGGTGGCATCTGGCAATCGCAGGACAGCATCCTGCGGGGGAAGCAAACCCTCTTCGACTTCCGTGAACGTCATCGACGTTAGGTGCGACACAGTGCGGGAATTGCCGTTGTACCGACAGACCCGCAGGCTAGGATCGAACGATGCGTCATACGTGTCGAAAATCGCGCGCCAAGTCATATTGTCACCCCTTACGGTTTGCGGGACAGGATTTTATGCACGGCCTCATATCGGGCCACGGCTTCGGCATCGCGGTTGCAGACGCGCACAGCACGGCGGGCAATTATGGTTTCCACATGCGGGCGGCGGAATATGGACAGGAAGCGGCGGATCATGCGCGCTCCTGCATTTTTTCCAGCGCGCGAACGGTCGCCTCGTAAAACCGGGCTTGCTTGCCGCCGTTCCGGTCCCGCATCCGGCGATAGAAGGCGAGTTCGCCCTCAAGCTGCCCGATGCGGTACGTGCCGGACCATGCCCCGGCGCTCAGGCGGAATGACTGGCCGTCCGAAGACAAGACGGCGAAGGGAACAACGTCGGTCATATCGCCACCGCGATCTTGTCGTGCGTGCCGTCCAGACGGGCGATCAGCGCCCGCAACTCCGCCCGCTGCGCCGGTAGAAGGGCATTAAGCGCCTCGTCCAGATTGATCTGGTACAGCCTCTCAGCGTAGCCCTTGACCGCCGCCAGAAGCAGCCTCGCCTCGTCACGGTTAGGTTCACGGGTCTGCGTTCCAGCCGCCGCCAATTCGGTGACGGTCGCGCCGCGTTCCACCATATCCTCAAAGGCATCCTCGGGGATGGTGGCGATACGCTGCGCGGTCTTGGCTTGGCGTTAGGAGAAACCGGCATCGGCGGCTGCGGCCTTGCGGGAACCTAGGGCCGGTTCCGTCCCTAGGTCTGACCGAACACCCGGCGCAGGCTCGATCTGCTTCAACAACTCCCCGGCCCGCCGCATGGCCCGCGCCCGGATGCGCTTCGCCATATCCTCAAGCTGGGTATCGCCCGCCTGTTTAGCGTAGGATGCGAGGGCAGACGCTTTGTCTGCCCAATCCTTGCATTCATCGACCGACACGCAGGCACGCAGCGCGCCCTTCGCGGCATGGTAGCTGGAAGGCAACCGCGCAGTGTTTGTATCAATGGCGGCAAGGTCCATCATGGCCGCACCGTCACATTGGAACCGGCAAAGCGAACAACTTGGCTTCCAACCCGGATAAAGTTGATCGTTTCATTCACCCGGTAAGCATTCCAAGCCCGCGCGACGGCAACAGCAGCGGAACTCGGGCCACTGCCCGCCAAATGTGTGTCGCGCATCCATTCAAGCAGCGTCTTGCGGGGGTCGCCCTTACGCAAACCATCGTCTCGGGCAATCCCTGTCCAGAATGACGTTGCCACCATCGTGTCAGCGCGAAACGTCACAAACGCCGCCGCCGCAATCTGTGCGCTGCGAAGTTTGCCCCTGATCTGGTGCGGGGCAAAATTGACGCACTCGTCGTAAAGTGCGGCTTCCTTTGCCCACTCTGCCGCAAGCGACAAAGTTTCCTCCGGTGTATATGCTCGGGTGGCAGAGCCGTTGTTCGGGCGCATTCCGTTATCAATGACAACTGCCGCCGATGCGGTGACGCGCGCCATTGTGGCGGTCAGGCCCATCGACTCTGCCGCACTCACGCCCGCCAACACGTTCGACATTGACCGCTTGCGCAGCGTTGTGTCATAGGTCCAAAACAGGCTAGCCAAAGCCTTTTCGTCCGGCGCTTCATGGATCAGGACGTTCCAGACGACGTTCACGGCGGCTTCTACCTGCGCCAGCATCCTGTGATGGCCGTCAACCAGTGTCAGCTTGCCGTCCGGGGTGCGGGCAAACTCGATTGCGCCGCCCGAACGCCAAGCGCCGCTGCGCATCATCCGGGCCAGTGCGGAAATGTGCTGCTTCGCTTTCTTTTCGTCGCGGTTGAACTCATAGCGCAGGTCGGTGAACACCTTGTTTGCCTGCGCCGGTGTCCAGCGAACAAGACCTTGCGTGACAAAGGCGTAATGGTCTTTCGCCGCCTCAAAAGAAGTGATATTGTTCATTTGCAAGTCCTTGGGGGTCGCGCTGCGGTGCGGCCCCCTTTTTTGTTGGGACAGCCGCAGCCCTGTATCGGAAATGGTGGCGCGGTTCATTCCGCAGCCCCTTGCGCCAAGGGGGCTTGATCTTGACGATCAGCTAAGGTGTCCCCATGTGAGGTATTGAGTGAACTTGCCCACGCCGCGACGGGTACAGCGCCGCCCGTCTCCGCCTCGATCCGAACCATCAGATCGAAGCCGGGACGGCGGTACCCCGAAAGGTACTGGCTAAGGACGTCTGGCCGGATTCCGATTTTCTTAGCGAAATCAGACTTCCGGCGCTGCTTGAGGTACTGGTTGAGTGTCTGCATGGGGTTATTTTAGCCAATGGCTAAACGAAAGGCAAGAGCATGTTTTGCTATTCGCAAATAGACGTCGCGCCGCCGCGCGTCCAAAATGCCCCCATGGCGCTAAACATTCGCATACGGGAAATCCGCAAGGCCAGAAGGATGACGCTGGCACAGCTTGCTGATGAAGTGTCGGTATCGACCCCGCACATCTCCGAGGTTGAACGCGGCCTGAAAAACCTGAACAATCACCTTCTTGAGCGCATCGCCCGCGCGCTTGGGGTCACCCCAAGTGATCTGATCTCAGACGGCGCGGAATCCATACAGATCAGTGCACTTGTCGCGCGCTTGGACGCCCGCGATAAGGCACGTGTTGCCGCCTTTGCGGAAGCTCTTCTGAAGTCTCAAGAAGAAACAAAGCAAAGCTGATCACCGCAACGCGATGCTCGTATGTAAGCGCCCCAAACAGCGCTTCGGTCGTTTCGACTGTGCTTTCTTGCTGCGCCATGGCATCCCCCCATTTCGGAACATTTAGAACAAATCACGAACCAGGCGTTGCGGCAAGCCCGCAAATTGCAATGACGTCACAAAACAAGCCGTAAGGTTGCAGGCGCGGGACCGTGCCGGTTGCTTTTCCATTGCAGCGCATAGCTTTACCGGGTGCCGCCGTCGCGTGGAATTTTTTTTCTCTAAGCTAAATTATCCGTTGCATACTGTTTAGCCATTCGCTAAAGTCTTCCTCACAGGGCGCGACACATAGCCGCCCGTTTCGGAGGAAACAATGCAATACCCTGACTTCATCGTTCACCAGCTTGCGGGCGTTCTGCGCGTTGCTGATCTGGTCGCGTACCGCCGCGCCCCTGCGCCGCGCGTCTCGCTGAAAACCCCGGTTTCCGTCCGCTATCTGGCGGATTTGACTGACACGGCGGGCCGCTGACATGGGGGCGGTAGTCACATTCCCCCGCAATGAAACCGGGCTGGCCGATGCCCGCGCCGTCCTGCGCCGTGAGACGGTAAGCCCCGAAGAGTTGCGGGCCGCGTGCAACACGCTGCTGATGCTCGGATCACCGACAGACGTTGAGCTTGCCCGCATCGTGCTGGCGTTCCAGCGG